TCTGGGACAATGCAGAGACAGTCCTGGGAAATTCTATCCGGAATGCAGTGGAGAAACACTTCCCCTGGATTGCCGTGAGGCCGGCAAAGAAAAAAAGAATCAATGACCGCATTAATTGCACCGTCAGGCTCATGGGGGCAGGGCGGTTTTTTATTACAGACGATTGTGAATCCCTTGAAAAGGCTCTTTCTGATGCAGTCTGGGATAAGAAGATAAAAGACAAGGATGAGAGGCTTGACGATGGCAGCACGGACATTGACAGCCTGGATGCATTCGAATACACGATAGAACGTGATATGAAATATCTGATACAAGAGGTGGAAAATGTTTGATGGATTTAAAAGATTATGGAAAGGGATAATGCGGATGTTTGGATATACAACACTCAAAACGATAGTTGGCAAGGATGTTACCCTTTCCGACTCTATGATAAATGCAATCAATGAATGGAAACAGATGCTTTCAGGTCAGGCAAACTGGACTTCTGACATTGTAAAGTCTCTTCGTATTGAGGAGGGGATTTGCAGGGAGTTCGCCGATGCTGTTTTGATTGAGTTGGAATCAAGCATCAGCATTGACCGCCTGGACAAGATATATCAGAAAAGCATATCGGAGCTGAATGAGAATCTGCAAGAAGGCCTTGGACTTGGCTCATTTGTTTTGAAACCAGTCGGATCAGACAGGGCGGAATTTGTTTCGGCTGATAAATTTGTCCCTATTACTTTTGGCGATAATGGAAAACCGCTTGATATAGGGTTCCTCACTGTGAAGAGAATTGGGGATTGTGATTACTTTACACGGTTTGAAAGACATTATTTCGTGAATGGGAACCTGGCCATTGAAAATAAGTGTTATCATTCGCAGAGTTCAGAGGACATCGGCACTCTCTGTAGCCTGGAAGAAATACCAGAGTGGGCAGACATAAACCCGGGGCCGGTCACATATCCAGGCATGACACAGATGGACTTCGGGTATTATCGAAATCCTTTGAGAAACCGTATAGATGGTTCCTCCTGCGGTGTGTCCATATTTGAGTCAGCCAGGGAAAGGATCCGTAAGGCTGATATCCAGGGAGCAAGGCTTGACTGGGAGTATGAATCCGGGGAGCGTGCTGTGCATGTAGACGATAGAGCTTTGAAAGCACATGGCGGTAATAAATACATGCCGAGACTGAATAAGCGCTTATACCGGGGGCTGAACATTGAGGACGGCAAAGACAAAGAGCTATTGAAAGAATATTCTCCGGATATGCGGGATGAAGCGTACAAGCGAGGGCTTGAGGAATATAAAAGAGAGATTGAGTTTGTTGTTGGTCTTGCCTATGGGGACTTGTCGGATGTGCATGAAGTAGCAAAGACAGCTACCGAAATCAAGGCATCTAAGGCCCGGAAATATAACCGGGTGTCCTCTATTCAGGACAATCTGGAAAAATGTCTGGAGGACTTTGCTGCCGGCTTGGCATTTTACAATGGTCTGTATACATCCGGGTACGAATTCATGTGCAAGTTCAATGATTCCATTCTGACAGATGAAGAGTCAGAGCGTGCTCAGGACAGGCAGGATGTTTCTATGGGAGTTATGTCAACCCTGGAGTATAGAATGAAATGGTACAACGAAGATGAAGCAACTGCAGCGCAGAAGCTTCCGGAACAGAATAAAGTCATGGAGTAGGTGGTTAAATGAACCGGGAATACAAGGGAAAGCTGTCCGGACAGATTGAAGGGAACTTCTCTGATTTGGAAATGCGTATCATGCAGGACATTGTCCGTAGGATACATGCTGCTGGCAAGATAACCAGTACTGCCGATTGGCAGATAAACAGGCTTCGTATTCTTGGTAATTCTTCCGAGAATATTGAGAAGATGCTGAAAGATGCTCTGAACGCTTCTTACCCGCAGATGTTTGAGCTGTATGACAAGGTGATTGACTGGGAATATGTGCGAAATAAGGATATATATGAACAGGTCAATGCAAAGTTTATCCCTTATGAGGAGAACGGACAGTTGCAGCAGATAACAAAGGCTCTTGTCAAACAGGCGGGGGACGGATTACAGAATATTACAAAGTCTCTGGGATTTTATCTTGATTATGGCAATGATAAGAAAGTACTGACCCCATTAGCACAGGTCTACCAGAAATATCTGGATGCAGCATGTATGGATATTGTGTCAGGCGCATTTGATTACAACAGTGTGCTGCGCAGGGTTGTTACCCAGATGACAAATAGTGGACTGCGTACCGTTGATTATGCATCCGGCAGAGCGTACCGTGTAAATGTAGCTGCCAGAATGGCTGTAATGACTGGAGTATTGCAGCTGACCGGACAGATATCGGATTTCAATGCCGATAAGCTGGGTGCAGAATATTTTGAAATTGCTTGGCATGGAGGGGCCCGTCCTTCACATGCAGCCTGGCAGGGGAAGGTATGGAGCAAGAAGGAACTGGTCACAGTCTGCGGCCTTGGAACAGCAGCCGGATTGCTGGGAGTGAACTGCTATCATGAATATTATCCGTTTTTCCCGGGAATATCCGAACGGAACTGGACGGATGAATGGTTGGAGGAACAGGACAGAAAAGAGAATACTCCGAAAGAATTCCAGGGAAAGGAGTACACAACCTATGAAGCACGCCAGAGACAACGGCAAATGGAGGTAGCTATGAGAGCACAGCGTCAGAAGGTGAAGCTCTTGCAGGATGCCGAGGTGGATCCGGACGAGATCATGCTTGCCAGAGCAAAATATCAGGGGCAGCTTGATGAGTATGGGCGGTTCTCTAAAAAAATGGGGTTGAAGCAGGAGCGTGAACGAATTTACTATGATATGCAGGGGAGAATTGCTCCAGGCGCAAGATTCACATCAAAATCAGTTGTAAAAGCTGTGCAATTTGATATAATGAAACCAGATAAAGTTGTGAACTCTTATATCGAATCCGGCAAAGTGAAAAAGGAAATTAACGCTGCTAAGCAGGGGCGGCATATAGCGGCTTCTGACAAGTATATTCAGGGCAGGAGCTACATATATGGAGATGCTGCGGACGCCCAAAAGATTGTTGATAAGTTACATGGAACAGGGGAGCCTGTTTTTAAGCCGAGTGGAGAATGGAACTATAAAGAAAAGGTACTCTCGGATAAACCAATTGGGGTTAATATTGATGTCAACGGGATAGAACAAGAAACCAGGAAAGCAACGATTCATTATTCAAAAACAGGAACACATGTAGTTCCGAGAAAGGAGTGACGGAATGAGCTTAAAAGAATATTATTCTAAAAAAGTAAATATTGTTGACACTTCCGGAAAGTATTGGAGTGGAGTTGTAGAAGACTACTGCCATCCAGATGAAAATGAATCAGGAAACGAAAGCCTGATTGTTAGGTGCGGAACTAAGCTTATTGAATTTGAACTTGGAGACATAAAGACGATAAAAGTCATTTAGTGCCACC